GCATTCGCAACATCAGACACGGCCATGCGAGTCTCATCAAGAAGTTGAGGCAAAACTGTTGGCATTGGTTGCTCAGGCATCTGAGGTAATGGAGCTGGCTCGATAGGTGTGCCGTCCTGACGCTGTGTATTCATCAGGTAGTACGGGTCATTGTTCTCAGCGCCGTTGTCTTCGTACATGAACTCAAAGCCCTGTACTTGCTCAGGAGAGAAGATCGGCTTAGGTCGAGGCGAGCGGCTAACAATGTCGGCAAGATAGCTGAGCATGAAGTTACGGAGACGCTGAGGGTCTTTAGCGAGGCGAGTGATGCCCTCGTAATGCTCTTCACCTTCAATGAATGCTCGCTCACCGTACACTGGAACGACTGGGATATGCTCACCGGCAATCGGGTAGCTCTCGATGATCTCACAGCCAGACGCTATGTATTTGGTAACCTGATATCGTTTGATGGTACGAGTGTCGGTGATGGTGTAACCCTCATCGATCAGATCGTCCATGATATCAGTCAGGTCAACCTTGCGTAACATGACAGGCTGGCCGAGTGGGTCTTCGAGTGTAAGTATCTCGTCATCGATCTGTACGCGATGGTAGAACGTGCTGATGTAATACAGCGTGTTCTTTGATCCTACCCATGGGAATGAATACGACTCTTCAGGGAATTTGAAGTTCGACATGTCACGACACTTCTCACCCTTGAGGTCTTCATACAGCTTCTCGTATCCCTCGGGGCTATAGGCAGTCAGGATTGAAACGTAGTTGGCATCGGACTTGTCGAGTAGCTTGGCGTTGGCATCCCAGAACACGTTGTTGTTCGCTTCGTAGATCGGGATACGCTTAATGATCTGGTTCTCATCACCGGCACGATTGCTAACATAATCTGTCACCAGCTCCCATGCGCCGACACCAGCAACAATGCTCTCACCAGAGGCGTTGTTGTAGGCTTCGATTGATGTGTTTGTTCGCTCATCGGAGCGATAGAGACCGTCTAGTAAATCAGCGCCATCGTCACGGCTGTCTGCCTTCGGCTCGAAGTCAACCTGTACTGGGTTGCTTCTCAGGTCAGCTGATATCTGTCGGCCAGCTTTTCGTAGGATGTTGAATTCACCACGGAACTGCAGGTTGCTACCATCTAGCGCATTGTCTTGCCACGCTGATACCCAGTAAAAAGTTAGATCATCAGCCGAGCGTTCTCGAGTGATCATGCCGCTGTTGTACGCTTTGTCGTGAAGCTCTTTAAGCTCCTCTAGAACAAGTGACTTTTGATTCAGCGACATAGGCTGGCTCCGTGATGAGGTTTTGTTAATGATACCGGAATCTAGCGCCGACGCAAGGGCATATTACTGATCGGCTTTGGTATGCGCGGCTTCTGGATATTGATCGTTATATATCTCATCGACATCATGACACTGTCAGCGAGGTTAGGCGACTTAAATCCGAACCTGCTTTTCATCTCTTCCTTGGTGTACAGGGTGATGAAACCGTTACCGTTTGGCTTGACCGGCATGCGACACAGCTCAGCTCTCAGCTTCTTCATGTTGGTTATGGTCTTGCTATCGAACGAGATGCACTGATCTTGGTCGGCGTATTCGTTATGCACCACCCAGCGATAAGTCCGGTACACGCGATCACGTAGCTCGCAGTAGTATTGCGCTCTCTTGTTCCTGAACACGTCACCGACGAGCTTCTGGTTCTCGATCTGGGCTGACTGGGCTGGTTGATAGACAGACTTCGGACTGTCCGGCGACTCACTGCCCTTGAACATGGCTATGCGTATCGGCTTCTCAGTCAGGTCTCTGCTTATCTGCTCATTGAGAGCGACACCCATGCCGTCAGCATCGAACGTAAAGAAATCAACATGGTCATTGATTGCCTGATCACATGCCCAGTGGCCACCCTCATTGACATCGCCCTCGAGCATTTCCTCAACTCTCTTCAGCACTGATCCATGGCGCATGGCATAGCCCTTGCTGTCATCTCCGGTATCACTTGGATCATGTGATGCTATCTTGGCACCATTGACTTTCCAGCCAAGCTTCTCATGTGCGTCAATGCAGGCATCGAACCACTCACCAACTATCAGGCTATTCTCAACGCTGTCGTTGTAATCACCGAGCCACACGTGATCATACATCTCACGCGCTAAATTTTTCTTACCCCATTGACGCTCGACCTCGAGACCAGACTCCTCGAACCATGGGTTGTCAGTGTAGTTCATGACTACGATCTGATGCAGGTCATCCTCGTAGCAACCGTCTCTGTCTAGCTCAGCTTGAAACGGTACTATGAATCTTTGACTGAAAGGGTCTTCAGAACTTTCGGGGTTCGCGACGAATACCATTGATACACCTGAGAAATCGCTCTGTTCATCGCAGAGTTCTTCAACTGTTTTTGGTAGACCCTTATTTGGCTTGTTACGTGCTGTGGGTGTGAGTACATCTATGCTCTCCTGTGATATGAATTGCGCCTCCTCGATAAAGAAGCGCTTGAAGCCATGGGCTGATTTAATGCTTGATACGTTTCGTGATATGCCAGCGAACTGAAACACATCCTCTTCATTACGACGTATGGTTTTATCCATGCATTCGAACCCAGTCATCTCGAGCCGAGCTATCTCATCTTTCAGCAGGCTGTGAACTGAGTTCTTGATTGACGATTGGAATTCACGCAGGCAATAAGTTTTGTCTTCATTGTCCTTTGCATCGATCAGGCAGATGTCACCCACCCCGAGAGACTTCGATGATCCACGGCCTCCGATGACAATGATGAAACGCTTCGTGCTGGTGAGAACAGACTCGAGCTTCTCGGCCAGATAGACCGTTGGCTCCTTATCGACTTCAACCCAGTGCATGCCATTGTTCTGGATCGTCTTGACCAATTGCCTGCTGGTTGGGGAGACAAGCCCAACAACAGTCATATCCTCTGACCGTCGTCGTGCTCTCTCATCTATGGCCTTAGCCAGCTTGATTTTTTCCGGCCTGCTAAGTTCTGCTTGCGATGTATTCATCCAGCTCTTCGTCGCTATACTCTTCGAGTGTTTTCTTCGTCGCGTCCTTCGTTTCAACCTTATCCGTGTAGCCATGCTTCGTCAGTGCGAGCTTGGCCAGCGTTGGATTGTAGGTGCCGATTAACCCGCCAGATAGAAGCATAAGCTCCTGTCTGGTCAGGATTCTCTCAACGATGTCCGAAAACTCTTCCTTATCACCGTCTCCAGCCCACTCGTAAACAGTGCTCCGAGACACATCCAAGTGCTCGGCAAGTCCAGCTACTGTCGGTACGGCTTCGGTGATGGACGGAACAAAATCAACCAGATATCCCTTCGCATCTGCCAGCATGTCGTCATCATACTTGCTTGGTCTACCTCCGGCCATGTCTACCTCCCAACCGTCATCAATGAGAACATAGCTATAAAAAAGCTCATGAACATCAGGAAATACATTCCTATCACGTATAAAGCTCCCAGTACGCCGTGAATCCAGTGGACAGGCTCATAAACAAACTTGCCTGTCACTATTGGATTCTGTGCCGTGCATCCGTAAAATACTGTCGCTTTCGCTTTGTCCATATCAGCTCTCCACGTTCCATGGCGAAACTACTACGCTACCCGACAGAACCTCTAGCACCCTGTACTTTGCGCCAAGCATCTCGATAACAACTTCTTCGTCGTTAATGAGGTTGCGTAGCTTTTCAATTACGTCAGCCGGTAAAGGCATCTCTGTTCTGCTTGGCTCGAAGTTAAGTGGCGGGAACTCTACCTCACCTAGACATGGCTCACCGCGATCACAGCCATCAGAGCCATGAGCGCCCATGCACTCAGCTGGTGAGTATACTGCTTGGCACCTGTATGTTGGCTTGGGTATATCACTAGCACCCTTGATGGTTATATTTTTATTGCGAGCGTGGAACCGAAGCTTATCCATATCGATCTCGATCTCTTCCGCTTTCAGCTTCTCACCGTTAGTCTGGCGAGCTTCCTGATGCAATGCCTCTAACAGCAGGTAACCCTCGAGTTCAAATACTTTACTCTTCGCGTCATCGTATGCAAGCTGTTGGCCTTTATCGGCATTGAAGTTCTCTGGTGACACACACGCAGACTTACCTACGACTGTCGCGCCATTGGCTAGTGTGATACAGCAGACTGTTGTTGTTGTTCCTGCGAACCGATGAAACTGGCAGTGACGTAATACGCCGGTAACATGATCAGGAGTAATTGATGGGGCTTTAGTTGTCATTTTCTTCTCCTCGAATTATTTATTCTGCCTCGATGAGCAGGGGTTAGTTATTTATTGTTGTTCTCCTGTAGCTCTACAGGCAATGTTGCCTCTAGCTCTGGCGTCCATTCTGGCACATTGCCATCAGGATATACAGCCATGATGTAGTTGTCTCTGGTCACTTCGACACCGTGCTTCTTCATCAGGTCGATGACCTCGTCATTTTGTCCCAGTTGGCTCATTAATACCTCCTGCCATTTCTACAATTTTCTCGAGAGCGTCGAGCTGTTCTATTTCGCCTATCTTGTATCGCTTCCACACGTTACGCACCTGAGCACGAATGCGTGGTGATTTTTTATCGAATAATCCACGGACAGCTTCCCATGTGATTGACTGCATCTCACGTGGCAACAGGCCACGCTCTTCTGACGCACGTCTCAG